CTTCAACATAGCACGCTTTTTACGTCTTTTTTCACGATCGTTCATACGAGGACCTGCAGAAGCAGTTGGTAATTCATTTACTTTAGAGAAACCGTCCCATGTCTTTGTATTACCTACACTTTCCATTGTAGCCGCTCCTAAGTTCGATCCATTGTTTTCTTCGCCTAAACTATCCAATTTAATCGTTTCCGTTGCTGAGGGACTTTTTCCTCCTAAATTAAATAGATTCGAAAATCCTCCAAACGAACTATTGGATGTTTCTACATTTTTGGATTCACCGGAAATACCGGATGCCTCGTTTAATTCCTTTTCCAATAAGTCTAAATCATCCATTTCGACATTTGTCGAATGAGAACTCGAAATATTTTTATCATTCATGAGCAATTCAATTCCCGGACCGAAATTCACAGACGGTTTTGAACTGCTCGATGGTTCGGGTTCAAAAGAAGTAGAAATATTCTCTATTTTTTCTTCGTTAATTGACAAAGGAGCTGTTTCCAAATCATTAATGCCAATATCTATGACTTCCATTATGATAGACTAATACAATTTATTTTTAAGTCTTCCGCATAAGTAATTAGTTTTTGCATTTTTAAATAATAAAGCCCCTGTAAAAAACAATCTGCTAAATCATCCTTCTTGGATGTTTCCAACGCCGATTTCCAAGACGAGAACCCCGGATTCGCCTCCAAAAACAATTTGCAAAAATGAATACTGTCTAATTTGTGCTGTTTGTAGGTGTTTTCTTGGGAATCCTTTTTTACTAAATGTTTGAGTTTGTTGGAAGAGGAAATGAATTCCAAGACAAGGGAATCTGATTCGTCTTTCATAATGTAATATTGCGCCAACATACCTTGCAATGTCTTCATTCGCGTAGCAATCGGAGAAATCTGGTTCTCAATAATGACATGCGTCGGGTTTTCCATAATGGTTCGCTCATTTAATAGTTGTTTTAAGGAATGTCCGAGCGTAATTAAATTGACTTCACCTGCTTTTTCTTTCTTCGTGTTGATTTTTTCCAAGAGAAACTTGTCATAATGCGTCGCGATTTCCTCTAAACATTGCTTTTTGGTTTTGGGATACGTCGATGGTTGAAAGATTCCATATGAAAGTCCAAGACTGTGTAATTTTTCGATGGATAATTTCTTCAAATCCGATGGTTTATTCGACTCTGGAAATAAGAAGCTCTTGGAATTCACTATTTTTTTAGCATGTATATTACAAAAACACAAACCGTTTTTTGTATACACGGCCTTCTTACCACATATTTTTGGAGAAGTTTCCAAGAGACGTTTCTTTAAAGGGAGTTCAAAAGAGCATGTTTTTAGGGGTTTTTCGGAGGATTTCATTAGATTTAGAACATTCCAATCAATAATCGAGATTTGTGTGTCTTGGATTTCAAATAAAACATAGGCCATGTTTTTGATTCCCACATCGTAACTAATGAGTTTCATATTACTTAAAAGAATAAGTGTTTTAAGTATTCTTTTAAGGAAGTTTCAATATGCTTATTTATAGTTCTTTTTCAACATTTCTTCTTGGCTCATAGGCATATTTGTCATTCTACGTGCATGCAACTGTTCCTTGCTTAAATATAGGTTTTTCAAATCACTGGACTGTCTATGTTCAATGGGTTTTTCTGATTCATGATAAGAGGAATAGCGAGCAGGTTGTTGGAACATATTGTCGAAATCGCCTTGTTGACTGGGCAAAAAACGCTGGAAATATCCTACGTCGTTTGATGCTTCTACAAAATTGTCGCGCATAATAGCCTGTCCGTTTTTCGTCAAATAATTGCGATATTGCCAATTGCTCTCAATACCCGCTTCCTTTATTAGATTTTCATTTAAGACCGCCTCGGGTTGGTAAGATGCAGTAATATTACGTCCGTCAGCAGTTAAAGGAGGAAACCCTGGGTATTTATTATTCATCGTATACCCGATTGTTGATTTAGGAACAACGTCAGGATAAGCCGATTTTATTGGTTCTTTGCGTGGATAAGAAAACATTATATACTTTCAAGATAAAATGTTTTTTCACTTCTTTATTATGCACTTTCTTCAGTGTTTTTTAATAATTCCAAGATTTCGGTCTTTTTCATCTTTTTTGCATCTTCTACTAAACCTTTCTCCGTGACATATGTTTTTAAATTAGCTACATTCATTTTTGCAAAATCGACGGATTGTGTTTGAAGGGTATTTTCCTCATTCTTTTCTTCGTCTTCTTCGTCGTCTGATACAACTATTTTATTGTCTTCATTATCCTCGTGAATCATCATTTGAGTACCGACTAACTCTAAACCTTCCCTTTCTTCTCCTTCTGATTCAGAATCGGAATCGGAATCGGAGTCTTCATCGGTTTCCTCGTCTAAAATCTCGTCGTCGGACTCGATTTCCTCTACTTCTTGTTGTGTTTGTTCTACTTGTGACATATTGCTAAACATATGTCCTTGTGGAACGGGAATACTCGCCATACCTCCTCTAATTTGCGTTAACTGTTGTTGACTGGATATAACAGCTCCTTTCATTGCATTCACTTCCGATGCAAGTCCATTTACTATTTCAAACATAGTATCGCATTTGGTCTCATTTGCGGTTAATCTTTGTTTAAAGTGATATACCAACAATAAAATCAATACAAAAGCTATTCCTAAACTTAGAAAGAAAAAAGTATCCATAAAACCAGGCATTATTAATATATTGTAAAGAGAGTTACTATATTCTTTTCAAACGAAATATATTTTGTGCAAATATATTATAATCATTGTCATTTATGGAAAACAACAGCAATAGTAATGAAAATAAGAATAGTGTGAATAAAACAATGAAGCAAATGGCGAAAACAGTTAGCAACGGAAATCAGTTATTTTCTACTAAAAACCTTATTATTCTTGTATTGGTTTTATTGCTCATATTAAGCTTTTTAGGCATAAATCTATTGGTTTACGTCGGACGCTTCTTGGAACTTTTGGTAAACATTGTTCGCCCGTTGGTTGACGGACTCATCGGTTTCGTGTTTTATTATATTGGATTGGCGATCAATGTAAGTGCCGATGTAACAGCCGACGTAGCCCGCACAGGTATCGACATTGCAGAAGGCACCGCACATTCCGTAGGAAATTTACTTCAAAACGAGGATAATGTAAGCGGACCTCTTCCTGAACAAAATATAGTATACAAACAATTGTTTGAAACACAACCTTTAGAGGAACAACCCATTCCTTATACAATGGATATTCATCAATCGCATAACGATGCCAGCGAAATCTGGAAAACCACGACCGATATGGCGGAAATGATAATGCAGGAATCGTCCCTTCCAATTGACATTAGGGTTACAGAAAAGAAGGACAAAATTCCCAGCATTTCCATGGAAAAGGATTTAGATGAAACCATTCAAAAAGAAAAACGCCCGACTGTAACAAACGAACAACCCTATTGTTTCGTAGGTGAGTTTGAAGGAAAACGCAGCTGTATTTCTTTAGAGGAAAACGAAACATGCATGTCGAATCAAACGTATAAAAGTGAACAAGAATGTTTGCAAAAACCAGAACCACCACAACAACAACCAGTACGAAGAAACTTGGGCATTGCACCACCCGTTCCTCCAAGAGCCGCTTACAGTCCCCCTATGGGAAATTATTTGCCTCAAGACAAATATGTAATGGGTCAACCAAAATATTATATCAATATGATGAACCCATATTACGCTTCTGAAAACTATCGTATGACGAATCCAAACATAATGGGTCCTAACCCGGGGTTGTATTTACAAAAATAAATAAATCATTTATTAATTTCCAAATAAATGATTTATATACAATCAATAGTATACATTAATGTTTAACGACGACGACGACCTACCTTTCCCAAATTACGAACAAGACCCCTGCATATTTGATTGGGAAGAAGAGTATTTCAAACAGTTCAAATGGTTGGAAAACCAAGACACGAATTCCAGCGAACAACATTCCCTTCATATGCGAAATGTATTTTTACCTATGTTACAGTCATCCATGGGAGTCCATATGTATAATGAACCCCAAGTAACCCTCAATCCAACGGAAAATAGACTATACATGTATTTTATTTCTTTAGAGGAAAATAAGATGTTTTTATACGTGGATTTTAAGGAAGAAAACAATGAAACTCTCATGCAAAGTGCACAAGAAAAATATGGATACATGCAAATATACAAACCACTAAGGATTGTATTTACAATGGAAGTCAAGGATTTATATGACATTGACAAAACCGTAAAACTGTTTATGCATATGTTTGGTATTAATAATACGCGCGGTGGGTCTTATACTTCACTTATGTTAGAAGAAGATCAAATCCGTTTTATAGAAAAGGAAAGAGAAGTCACATGTATCGATCATTATACGTCATCAACGCTATAAGAAATATCTTCTTTTTCGTCGTTGTTTAGACACCAATCCATAAAACGGGATGGATGCCACGTTTTTTGGATTAATTCTTCTTCGTATATTTTGAAATTCGTTTCACATAGTGACCATAGTGATTCATAATAATGCAGTGTTTCGTTTTCTTTCAACTTTTTATTATAATGAAGAGAATTGTAAGATAATAGTTCAAAACAGTCTAGTAATTCTTCGTTTTCTTGAATAAACTCTAGGTTTAGATTGTGATTTATACCCACGTAATCCCATATAACAACGGAAGAATATTTTTCCAAAATAGAAAGAGGTGTTTCTTTATTGAAACTAATTCCGTACCAATCCATAGACAGACGGTTCTTTTTGACAAAATCATAGAGACGTTCTTCATTTATTTCGAAATGTGTAAATAAATAGTGCAAATCCCAATCTTCATCTTTAAACTTATCTATTATTTCCCATGTCAACGATGGATTCGAACTCAACCAATAATAATTCCATGGCAATTTTTCTTCCAATGTCGTTTCGTCTAACACTATTGTTCTGGAAATCACATTCCAATTCCATTTAACCAGGGGGTCTTCTTTAATGATCTGCAATGTAATATTTGAATTATGTGAAAACTCGCTTGCATATTCCCATAAATCACTTTGAATTACGTTTTGCCAAGTGATTTTCTTATTTCGAACGAGATATTTCTTTGACCATGGAAAATGTGAATATTTGCAATATAATGTATACGAAAGACTCTGGTTGTCCGAGCAAAATATATCATAATTCCACGGGACTTCTTTGTGTTTAGAAACCAATGTAAAATCGATGTTTGGATGTATGCTCAATATTTCGAAATCCCAGTCTTCGTGTATATGTGTATCAATAAAATGATAGGATAGATGGTGGAAAATAGAAAGTACTTTATAATCCAAATTGATTTCGGGGTGTTGACAAATAAACCGTTCGGTGATGTTTGGGTTGCAATAGCGCGAATCTTGATGCCAGTCAAATTCCGGATGATTATCCATAAATTCCTGACGAATATTGGGGTTTTGAGAAAGCAAAATCATATTCCAACTTTTTTTTGGATACGCCAAGACTATTTTTTCTAATTCACTATAAAACATATTATATAGTAAATCATTTATTATTTATATTCTTCTAGGATTTGTAAATTTTTATAATGCGCTGTTTTTATCAAATTATTTCCATTGTTTTTCAATAAAATTCGTAATTGCGTGGCCTCGCTTCTTAGAAAAAGTTTCGTCAAATACGGATGACTTTCCTTATCTTCCGGATAATAATGCAATGATTTGTCGACTAAACGTTTGAACCAAATTTCAGGCAACTGTTTAATGTATGTATATGGATCAATAAACGAATATATGAAATCAATGACTTCACATGGGAGATTCAGATCTTTTATTGCGTATTTTGCCATATATAGAACAATCGTAAAATAGTTAAGACGCAACATCGAAAACCAATGGACTTAATTGTGCAGCATTTTCGACAATTTGCGAATTGATTTCGGTTTTCACATTGTTGTTTACATTGGAAACGGCAATTGAACTAATGTTTATAGGATTAACTGAGATTCCTCCAGACGAATTATATTGCTTCGTATCGGTGATTACTTGTAACGTCATAGAATAATTGTATTGAACACAAGACGTTAATTGAAAACTGTTTATAGTACAGTTTCCTAAATATAAATTCGACTCAAAATATCCTTGGTTTTGCAATAAAATAGTCATTTTACTTAGTTCATTGCTATTCATTACATATGCATATTGTAATTGCCCGGTCCCCGTATTGTAGATATTTAATACTATGTGTGTGATTGTGGTTTCAATGATCGATGTAGTATTCGAAGGTTCAAAAATACCAGAAATATTTAGTGAAACGGGAACACGCAAGTCGTATTTATTTGTTAAAAGAGGGGGATTGACAAATATTAATTTGAAAAAAGGATTTTGCGTATTACTAATAACGTTATTTATGGACTCACTTACATAGGGAAATGAAAGATCTTGGTATGCATGGGTGTTTATAGGAAGTGTTTTGGAAGAATAATTATATAACGGCACGTTGGATGTAACGCTTGGAACATCACCTATACACACATGACTATTTACCTTGGTGGATCTGGATAATTTTGACCATACTTCTTTTTTGGTTATTTTGTTTTGCTGACTATTGTGTAATAATACTTCTTGTTTTCTACGTTCATTTATTTGTTCTATTGTAAAATTGGCATAAGGGCATGGAAATATTGTAGCGCGCGTTTTGTTGCTATTGACTATTTGTAAATATTCTTGTCTATCGGCCAATTGATCATTACAAAAATTAGTTAAACTCTGTAAATAACTAATTACATTTGTTTCGTCGTTTTTTGAAACCGTAGGTTGTGATTGTTTATTTGGACAAATAAGACTATTATTACCTGGTGTAAATGGACCATCTGTAATGTAATTTGACATACAATATATTACTATATAAACATATTGTATTTTATTTATGTGCACTTAATAGTTTGCATTATACCATAAGTTTGACAAATAATATGGGAATCCACTGGCATCGTCACTTGCACCTGCGTCTGAAGCCTTGCTATTTCTACCCCAAATAACAATATTGTTGATTTGGAACACGCTCAATGCACTGTCGAAATATTGCAAATTGGAAATATTTCCATTGAATCCGCCATTGGAACAAACATATATGTCTTCGTAATTTTGCAAGGGAACATCTTGTAATATGATTCGGTTTGCAATTGTTCCATTAATATAGGTGTCTAAAGTGGTATTTTCCAAGCGAATTGCACAATGGAACCATTTTTGTAATGGAACGTCTTTGATGACCATTAAATCACGTGCATTTGTCGTGGAAACAGTGCTCATAGCCACAACCATATTTACACGGCCTTCTTGGGAAACATTGTTATCTAAATAGAGACCAGGACCACTGGATACCGTAGACATACCTTTATAGGGTCCTTCGGAAAAGAAAGTTCCGTTTCCTTTATTGAAAATAAGAGCATAATCATTGCTTTCGGATGTTTTGACGTCGTTAATGAAAATCCAAACTGACCATGTAAATTCCATACCACCGGATTGGTTATTGGATCGTAAAATCGGAATCGAATTTTGCTTTGTAGGGTCTTGGGAAACGACTAAACTACTTGATCCGTTTAATGTGCCAGATACAATCATCGGATTCCCCTTTGGTCCTGTAAAATATCCAATAATCATTACGCCTAAATTCAATAAAAATACAAAGGCAATGAGCACAAATATTAAAAAAGCGAATTTTGCAATGATCGTGTTGGAATTTAAGAAACTATTGCTTGCGTCGACCACGGAAGCATCGCCGAAACTATCTAAACTGTTTGATACTTGTTCACTTGCAGAAGTAATATTATCTGATACACTACTCGCAGCAGCAGCGCCGGTATCTGCCACATTTTTACCAAACTCGGAAATATTTTGACCTACATTTGAAAAGAATCCGGGTTTATTTTCTCCTGATTCGTTGGGCTTTTCTTCGTTGTTCATTATCTATATATTGTTCCGATTTTTTTAATGAAACTTATTTCATTAAAAACGTTTATTTATAGGTTCCACGTATAAGAAGATTCTTGCACATTGTTCTTGTCAATGGAAATGTTAATACTGTATGCATTTAAGAAATTCGATACAGCACTTCCAGATCCAGCCATATATGTATCCCATGCTTCTTGGGGACCAATGGGTCCAGACCAGTTTTTAAAACCGGAAATATAAGCATCCCAACCACTTCCTAAAATGACAGGGTCGTCTTGGGGAGTTCCAGGAGATTGTGGATAAGCACTTAACTGCACAGAGTTGACTAATTTACCATCAATATAACAATCCACAATGTTATTATCTGCACTCACAATCACATTTGTCCAAGCTTGCAATGGGAAGTTTTCAGTAACCGTAATTTGTTGTGTTTCACCATTGGAAAGTTTGATATCGCAATATAAGGTTGGTTGCACTTTAGCTAAATATAATTGAATGTTGTTGTTTCTAGCGAAAATGACTTTATTACTTGTTGTATCCCAGGTATTTACATATACCCAAATCGAATATGCGTAACGGGTAGATGAGCCACTTGGAATACTGGTAATCGATGCGTTTGTTCCCTTTAAACTAGCGGATTGTGATAATGTGCTCGATTTACTTACGAAATAAACGTATAAAATATAGATCAACACAATAACAATAATAGCTAAAATAATGGTTGTCCATGTTCCGTCCATATTATATATATATGGGATGATTTTTTATTGAGCTGAATTCTGTTCTTTTTTTTCTCGTGGGACAGGTGGGTTACTATTTGCAAAAATATTGTATTGGAATGCAATTTGCTCGGATGTTAATGGACGTTTATAGTATTCTACGTTACAAACGGCTCCATCGACTCCGAATTCATCTCCAATTGTAATCGTATCTAAATCACTGTATTGAGGAATGAAAGATTGAATAGTTGTATCTTTGGTGGATGCGTTTTCACCTGATAAACGGAATGTTCTTTCCAATTGTCCGTTAATAAACAAGTCTACCTTGTTGTCACTATAATTCAAAACCACTTGGTTCCATTTTTGAGAAGGCATTGAAACGGGATAAAAGGTATCTTTCATCGAATTATAACTGTCTTTATTTAAAAAGTCGAGTTCATTGTCAATGTAGTGGGCGTCATTTTTCATGATATCTAACTTTCCTTCCTCTACTACAATACTGTGTTTTAAGTCGTTTACTTGATCAGTCGTTAATGATTTTGATTGTATGGCGGTGTTTAGTTGTTCTATGTTTTTATTTACGCTTTTGATTTGTTTTGTGTTGGTGAGTTTTTCCTTGTATTTCTCTAAACTTGCTACTTCTTGTTTAAGCTCTTGGGATTCTTGATCGGTTAATGTAGGATTCGCGACTAAAACCGCATAATCCACTAATTTTTTTTGTACAATTGTGATTTCGTTTTCAAGTTTTTGATCAATGTCTTGGAGTTTTTCCTCTAAAGCTATGTCTTTATAATTGACATAATAAAACACGAATTTGTTTCTTTCCATGGGTTGATCTGTTACATTTCCGCCGCCATAATAAGTGACCAATGGTTTGACTTGATACATTCCGTTTTTATCTAAATATCCGTAATTTAAGATTTGACTTTCACGAGAATAATGATAATTTGAGGGACTTTGGTTGTTTACAAAGACCCAAAATGAAATGGCATAGTTTCTTGGAAAATAAGGTTCGTGAATACCCATTTGTTGTTGTTCTGTGCTGGGTTTTACTTTTAACATTGAACTCGTAGCAACGATTTGTTTACCTTTGTTTAAAGGAGTTACGTTTTTCACCAATAACAAACTGTCGTTTGTGCCGATCATGTAATTGGACAAATTGGGTAAGAAGAAATATAATACAATCAATAAGACTTCCAGTATAATAAAACCGTAAATTGCGACGGGTGTCAGTTGGAATTGTTCCAACAAATAGACCCATAAATCGTATAATGCACAAGGCAAGTAAAACAGTACGTCGGCCACAAATCCAGACCATCCCTTTAATTTGCTCAAATAATTGATCAATAAATTATATACCAAGGCCAAGGCGATTAAAATAATCGCCGTTAACAATAAATAATTGAACGTTCCTGTAATGTTTAGATCATAGCCAGTAGAAAGAGCATAATAATAAACAACGGCACCCAAAATAACAAATGCACCAAACATTTCTAAAAATGGGCGTCGGTTGTTTTCGTGCGATACTAGATTCAATAAAATGGCGAAAATCATAATCAATGGAAACATGTAAACAAAAAAGTATTTGCTCGTATTATAGGTTGCACTGCCAGGATTTGATATAATATTATACAACAAAATGCACACAATTAGGAAAACAATACTCGAAACAGTATATTTTATAATGCAATTTCGCCATTCATTGTTATTTTCAATTTGACCAGTCATTTTTCCTTTATTTTCTCCTGTGTTCATATTTTATATATAGTTCCTTATAAAATATGAAGATTTGTTTTCCGTTATAACAAAATATAACTATGTACTAACTTATCTATTTTCCGAATAATGTTTTTCTTTTCCTGGTTGTAATCGCGTATTACTTCTAAACATTGCTCGTAATTCCTCCATTCCAATTTACTCACTTCACTCTCTTGAAACACACTCAATTGTTTGCTGTTTTCATATGTGTAATTCATTACATAATACTTGTGTTTATAGGATTTATAATTTGAACCTGTGAAAACTTCCTCAAAAGGGAGTATATTTTGAATGTTTGTTAAATATCTACTTGACATACCCGTTTCTTCTTCGAATTCGCGCAAAGCACAATCAAAGTCCGTTTCGTAATTGTTTCGACGACCTTTTGGAAACCCCCATTCGGGTTCTTTCCAGTGAAAAGACCGCGAACTTTCTTCAATCAAATCATTTAACGTATAGGTTGTGTCGTTTTTCGCAATGATTCCATTGCACAGCATATCGAATTTTTCACGTGAAGATGCTTCTTCATTTTTATATAAGGGCGACAGTTCTTCTTTGTCTGACCAAACATGGTTCCATAATTCGTCAAAATTGCCATGTTTCATTCGCTTTTTCTCATCTTCGGTCATTTGATTTAGCATATTTAAAATATAGTGTTTGTTTTTCACGTTGTATTTGCCACGCATAAAATCAATATGTCCCAATGTGTCTTTTCTGCGGATCATTAAATATTGAATTTCATTTTGCGGTGTTTTACGAAAGGCAATAATACCGATGCTTGTAATGGGCATTTTACATAAATTAAACACGTGTCCGATTTTACCACAATTGTTACAATAATGATTATTTGTTTGCATGTTCTAATTAAATATATTTGTTCTTTAGTGTTTATATACTTTCTAATTAAATGGAAACTATGGATGAAAAATATAACAAGGAAAAAGAAAATCAATATTTACCTCCCGAGTTCACTCCTCTAAACGCACAATTATTTGATCGTCAAGTATGGGAACCTCATTATTGGTTTTTCTTTCATACCATTGCGCATAGTTATCCGGCCATTCCAAATGCAGTTACCAAGAGAAAATACTACGATTTTATACAGAATATTCCGTTATTTATACCGAATCCGGAAGTGGGCAACGAATTTAGCAAGTTATTGGACGATTATCCCGTTTCGCCTTATTTAGACAGTCGCGATTCGTTTATTCGGTGGGTGCATTTCATAAAAAACAAGCGCAATGCGTTTTTAGGAAAAGAAGAGATTTCGCTGTTTGCATCTTTGGATGAGTATCGAAATAATTATAAACCCGTGCAATTGAAAATTTCCGAGCGTTTGCAACTGAAAAAGGAGTATATTGTGATGGTCTTTACTGTATTATTGTTGGTGTTTTTGTTTTTCTTCTATAAATAGGGTTTTGTAAATAGTTAATATGTCCTTATATATTAACTATGCGTTTTGAGTTGCTATTGTTATTAATTGTTGCAGGATTATGCTTCCATATTTATAGCGAAGGTAAATACTGGAAAAAATTATTGGTATATAAGAAATATGCGCAAATGGCGGGTATTTTGGTGGCCGCATGTATTTTATATGTTTTAGTCAAAAAGAATCCGGAAAACGCCCAAAACATCATATTGGGATCCAACGAATATTTAAAATACCTGCCTGTTGACAAAAATGCTACTTCTTTATTATCCCCTGTCTTGGACTTTACTGGAAGAAGAACCTTTTCACAAGGTCAAGGAACACCTGAACAACTCGGAGTTGACAATCAATACAACCATCCTATCTTACAAGTTCCAAGACAAAACAATCAATTACAAACCATTTTAGAATCAGGTAAAAAAGGCACAAAACGATCTGTAAGCGAAACCAAGAAGAAATTCGTCGCTTCGAGACAAAACTGGTGCTGTGGCGGTTGCAAGAAACAATTAAATGCTTGGTTTGAAGTAGATCATAAAATACGTTTAGCAGATGGCGGATCAAATCACGTGGACAACTTAATTGCTTATTGTAGAGAATGTCATGGTCAGAAAACGACAATGGAAAATCTATAAATTGGTCCTCTTTTAGTTCGCTATATACAGCCACATAAATATAATCTTAATTTATATAGTTATAAATTAATGTTAGCATCGCATCAAGAAGAACCTATGCCAAAAACAGTGAAAATTACCAAGAAAAAGAAAGTAAACCAAGACAAACCACAGGCAGCAGCACCCATTCCAACACGCATATTAAATGAACCAATGTTTAGAGGAGAAGAAAAAGAAGATGCAAAACAAGAAGAGGAAAAGGAAGAATTAGTAGAAGAAGAAGAAGTTAAATTGCCACAAAATCAAGAAAACAAACCGAATGTGATCTTAAATGACGTATTGGCGACGGTTCCTCAAAACACCAATTCATATAGGCGAAAAAAGGAAATCATTGAAAGCGAAGTTGCAAATCAATTGGAAGACTATGACTTTCTATATCCTCATTTAGATGATCGGGAATTTTCTTATAAAATCGCTAAACATAAGGAATTCTATGAAAATCGGTATGATGGAACAATACACAATGTAGAAGAATATGCAAATAAAATGTGCAATGCGAGTTTTGAGTTAATGCCTCATCAAATTTTCGTGAAGAACTTCCTCTCTTTTGAAACACCGTATAATAGTTTGTTTTTATACCACGGTTTAGGAACAGGTAAGACGTGCAGTGCCATCGGAATCACCGAAGAAATGCGATCTTATATGAAACAAGTGGGCATTAAAAAACGAATTTTGATTGTTGCATCGCCCAATGTCCAAGACAATTTCAAAATGCAGTTATTTGATGAGCGTAAATTGAGAGAAACCAATGGTGTATGGAACATACAATCTTGTCTTGGAAATTCACTCTTAAGGGAAATGAATCCGACTTCTTTGAAAAACATTCCGAAAGAAAAGGTCATTTCACAGATCCAATCGATTATCAATAATAATTATTTGTTTATGGGATATATTGAATTAGGCAATTACATTCGCAAGAAAACAAACGTGTCCGAAGAATCCGGGTTTAACGAAAAAGAGCGCAAGAAAATGGA